TGACCAGCAGTTCCTGCACCGCCACCTCCGGCTCCAGAGCCACCAGCTTGACCAACAGCACCACCGCCACCCAATGCTATTGAAGTATGAAATTGCGAGTTTGCGCCAACATTGCCGCCGCGATTTCCACCACCTCCAACAACTACAGTAAGTGGTTGACCCAAAGGAGATTGTACTGCGGGAAGAGCAGCAGTACCGCCACCACTTGTAGTAACTGAGCTAAGGAAACCGCCACCGCCGGCTCCTGGGGTATAATACCTATTTTGCGCACCGCCGCCCCCAGCAACAACAAGAAAATCTACTCCTACAGCAACAGTTCTTCTTCTAGAAGTTGGACCAAAATTATTTCTTACTTGAGCAACTAATGGCATCTATACCCCCTTATTGATTCAATGTTGCAGAACCAAATACTGTGTAAACAGATGATCTTCTTACAACCGTAAATGAGAAAATATCAATTTTACTGTTTGAACTTGTCGGCGTTGGGACAACGCCTGAAATCCATTTAATTGTTTGTCCGCTACCATCAATTTGGAACGTTGAAGGCAAGAAACCCGTTGCAGTTTGTGTAATAAACAAGTTGACTGTAAAAATTCTTCCATCTGTTGTCGGAGCATTTGTTACGTTAATAGTTGTATTGGCTGTTTGGCTGTTTGTTAACCAGAAAACATTACCATCGTTATAATTTAATGTAATTACGTTTGATGTATGTGAGACATCAACGATGTCTTCTATCATTTCTTGAACTCTCACTCCTCCTGTAAATGTAGGAGTTCCTGTAAAAGATGGAGTGCCCGAAAACACTGGGTTTCCAGAAAATGTTGGGTTTCCGTTGGCAGTAAAATTACCGCTAAGAGTTCCAGTTACAGAAAGAACGCTATTTGATGTTACAGTTCCCGAAAATGTTGGGTCGCCAGAAAATGTTGGGTTTCCACTAATCGTTGGGGTTCCGGAAAACGCAAGACCACCGATAGTGATACTTGGATAAACCAAGTTCCCGTCAGCAAAGTTAATTGTATTTGTTGGAGCAACAAGCGTATTACCAACAGCGGCTGTAGGGATATTGGCAAGCAAAGCCCATGTGTCATCCGCATCATTTCTTACAAAACCTGCAAATTTTGTTTTTGTATTAACAGTTACAGTACCAGTAGCAGCAGTGTTTGCTTGCGTGACGGCGGCATTAAATGTCATTGTGTTTCCAGAAATGGAAAGAACAAAGTCTCTGTTGCCGTTAAACGCAGAAATGTTTGAGCTAGCAATATTAATTCTGTCACCATAAACAAAAGTGCTTGGAATTTGCGGAGCAATAACCATATCCGTGTCTGCTGTTGTAGAAACATTAGATGATGTTTCTGCAAAAGTAAAGGTAGTTGTATCAGGAACGCTTGCTACTGTTTTTGTACCGTCAAAAGGAGCACCTGCGGCTGAGATAACAACACTATCTCCAACAGCCAAGTCGTGAACTTCTTGTGAAACAATTGTTGCAACATTATTTGTTAGGGCTTTTGATAAACCTTGAACAGATTTTCTACGCAGTGTACCGATTGAACCGTCACCAGAAAGAGAACCAATATTAAAAGTACGACTTGTTGCCGCATCTTTATATTCAACAATAAAACCGCGATCCAATGTATCGTCTACAGCGCCAGAACCGGTTGTAAGAATTGGAGCTGTTGATGTCAAAGTAGTAGTTTCAAATGCACCACCAACAACGGTCAAAGAACCGTTAATGGTAACATCACCCAAAACATTCAAGTCTCCAGTTGTACCAACACCACCAACAACAGTCAAAGCACCAGTAGATGCGTTCACAGATGTCGTGTTGATTTCAATGTGAACATTCTCGTCTGGTGTAATCACCATCTGTGTGTTATCTGTACTTAGACCACCAGCAGCAAAAACAATTTTGTTTGCTACACCATTACCACCTGTTGCAAGAACAAGATTACCGTCACCAGTTGTGTTGGCAGGTGCTTCCATGAAAATATAACCATCATGTTCCCCAGTAATTGTAAAACTTGGGTCGTTAAATGCATTTGATGTAATACCCATATCAATCCAGCCAGCATCATCTGTACCGTTATTTGTGTAAACAATAATATCTGTTGAAGAATTAGCGTTATACCCAATATTTCGGAATGCTATTTGCGCATAATCATCATCATCAGATTGAAACACAGCAACAGGGTATGTTAAAGAGTTTGCAAAAGTATTAGCATTTGCACCACTAAGAAAATTACCGTCAGGTTGTGAAGCACGATTAGCATCAAGATAAATTGAATCAATAACTGGGTCTTGTGTCCAGGATGTAATTGTGCCGTTTGTTGTTAAGAGAGCACCAGTGTTTGAAGTTTGCGTTGCAACCTCGCCTTGCGCTGCTCCCTGAACATAGAGTTCAAAACGATTACTAGAAATATCTGTAGCGATGGATGTAGAGTTTGAAATAAAATCAGAAGTTGCAATATAAGCATTGCCTCCTGATGTAACAATATCGTTTGTCAAATAGGCTGTTGATGTCGCAAATGCGCTACGGAATCTTGAACCACCGGCAAAAAGCTCCCATTTAGAAGCTGCCAAATCGGTTGCAAAAGTGTCAGAAGTATTTGCGATAAGGCAGAGATATATCTGACCACCACGACTAACAAGATCATTTGGAAAATAAGAAGTAGCAGTTGCCCAGGCACCACGGTTATCTAGGCCTTCAGCAATCTTATTCCAATATGTAGTGGATGTTGGGAGGTTGCCAGAAGCATTAGTTGCATAAATGTATACATAAGAAGAACCACCATATGTAACAACATCATTAACTTCATATGTTGTAGCGTTGTTATAGGCACCCCTAAAATAAAATCTTAATCTTCCAAGATCAATTGATTGCGTCATTTTTAGTCAACCTCCATTAATAAGTGACCAGCATTACTTCCCCCTCCGCTAGTATACCAGCTAAAAGTTGTTGTATTTGCAGTTGTAAACCAATTTTTGTATACATCTTCAGAATAGTTTAATATGTCATATCTGTCAAGATTTGAAATAGCTTGCTCTAGAGTTTCTCCACCTGCGTATTTTGGAATTACAGCATTAATTGCACCAGAAAACTCTGGTTCAATTGGCTCTTCGCCAATACGATAGTCAGGGATTTGAATAGGAATAGAATTATCATCTATTTCCCTAATAATCAACTTTCCGTTTGATTGATAGTACAAAAATCCGTAAAATTTATCGCCAATAAGAATATCTTGGATTTGTGGGTCCCAACTTCTTATAATGGCTTGAGGTGTTGTTGAGCCGCCACCACCGGCATTTCCACTTACTAAATTAGGCATACTCTACCCCGCTAATACTAAACGACAAAGTGCTATTTGAATTAGTTGCAATGTACACATTGCTATTTGCCGGTATTACAATTGATGTGTTGTAATATAAAACATCATTTTTTATAACTAAAGCATTACTAATAATTTTATTACTAGCTGCTGGAGCAGTATTTGCAACCAAAATATGGATATCAGCAGTAGCGTTAGCAGCATTACTCGTATTGCAAATATTAATAGTTTTAATAATAGAATAATTACCAACAGTATTTGCTGTAGAATAAACATAACCAGAATTAGTAGATGCTAATCCATGAAAGAAATTTTTTGGTACCAAATTAGGCATTTATACCCCCATCCATACTAGAACTTCATTATCATAAGTTGTTGTATTCATATCCTGAATAGTGTCTGCATCTAAAATGTGGTCTACATATTCAGCTGTTGTATGAGCTTGAGCTGTAGTGCCATCATAACCCCTTGTTGCAATTGTAAAAGTATTATCTGTTCTTGAAGAAATAAGCATTTTTTCTTCTGTAGCAAGTGTTCTGCCAACTACAACAACAAACGGGTTTGTTGAACCGGTTGGATAACTGCTACCATCAATAACTGTAAAAGAAGATGCAGAGTTAGAGATATTAGCAACCAACAGTGATCTTAGTACCGAGCCATTAAATTCTCTTCGCAACATGATATCTCCTTAGTCAATGCTGATATCAAGATCGCCTGTAGCAATTCTTAAAGTATCTCCAGCATCTGTTGTTTTATTTGTAGTTAAAGTTCCATGAACAAGCATATTTCCTGCTGTTGAGGCATCAAACAGAGCAATTGCAACTGTTGTTGCAGCAGGCATTCCTGTAAAATCAATATTTGAATCGTTGGATGTCGCACCACTTGATGCTGCTGTAAAAGTAGCTGTTTGACGAGCATAACTTCCACCAGTAACTTCTGTTCCACCGCCAGCATCTCCTGGGGCGGCAGTAAATAATGCAACATAGACAGGAGTAGGCATAGTATATGCCGTAGTTCCTAGAAAATGATCCAAAAGTTTATTTTCTAAATAATTTGTTAAATTGCCAGCCATCTGTTAACCCTCCTGACTATTATAGTATACTTCTTTTTCTTCATCACTAGGTAATCGGAAGTTTTGAAGTCTTAATAGTAAATTTGCTTCTTCGGCAGATACTTCTGCCATTTTATTTTCTTTTGAAAACTTTAAACCACTTTGTGTAACATAACCGGCACCGCTTTGAAAATAGATTAAAACATTATTGTTAATATCTGGTTTAATTGTTTTTTCTTCTACAGTTTCT